GAAGAAGGTGTTGGTACAATTGTAATTCTTCCTGAAGAAGTTGCTCCCGTTCCATCTGCTCCTCCTGACATAGCATAATATTTTGGTGTGCCAGTAGTTGTTTCAGCTGCATCATATTCTCTTAAATAACTAATATCTTTTTTTTCAAGCCAACTATTAGCTCCAGTTGCAGCCGTTGTTGAAGTATAAACTTGAAGTCCTCTAATAAATAAAGTTCCCGCAGGAGCATAAACATTGTCTTTTGAAGCTGTTAAATTTCCAAGCATTTCTTTTCGATCTGCATCAATTGGAATATCTCTTTGAATTCTAAGTTCTGAATTATCTATAAATTGATCAGTAATTGTACTTGACAATACTGAAGTTCCAACTTCTGTATAATTCTGAATTGCTGTTGTCAGTGTTGAATAAGTAAATCCTGCCATTATGCTGATAAAGTAACTGGTCCTATTGAAACCGGAAACTTCCCTCCTTTAACTTCCCCTGCTGTTGCAGTGTTTGTGTTAACTGTAAAATAAAAATAATCTGTTGTTTTATCTGTGTCTCTACTACCGCTAACATATTTACCTGTAGTAATAGCATAACCTGAAGCATATGCAATGTTTGATCCTTCTATGCCATCAAAGCTGGCTGGATTACCATATGCTGCAGAACCATTTGAAACTGTTGGTGCACCTCTAAATCTATATGTAGACCCATTTGTTAAACCATGTTCTGGTGCAAAAACATTTATAATACCTGATGATGCTGCATAAGTTGTAAATGGATCATGGGGTAATAATTGTGCAACATCGTTTTCTGATCTTGCTGGTCTAGTATCCATTAATCCTTGAAAATCTCCACCATGCGCTTTTGGTTGAAGTTGTGGATGTTTGGGTTCAAATTCTGATTTATGTACAAACATACCATTCCATTCATGGACCATTTCTTTATATGGAAATTCCATTCCCGATCTATCTGATATTGCTTTTGCGTATTTTCCAGTTGCCATTATCTTTTCCTTGTAGCTTTAGCATTCATAATTTTATCAAAACGTTGAATTTCTGTATCACCTGTCATATGGTTTATATAAGTTTTACTTTTACCAGTTATAGGGTTTTTCATTTTAAAAGTAGGTTCTTTACCAAATTTTTTTTTATAAGCTTTACGAGGACCACTAACAATTTTACTTATAAGTTTTTCTTTTATTTTAGAAACTTTGTGTGCTTGAGATGTAGTTAATGTTTTTTTGGAACCACTTTTTATTATTGCTCCCATTCCTTTAGTTATTAGTGTCATAATTTTCTCCTATATATTCGGGTAATAATTCTTAGGAGTTATGTATGTACTAGCTGCAGAGCCATCTTCTGCCAATGCTCTTGCTAATTCATCTTCGTATAATAACTTCATTGTTTGTGTTAATTGTGGATTTACTTTTTGACTTAAATAAAAAGCTAATCCTGAAACCATACAAGGTACGAATCTGTATGGTAAATCTGTTGCATCTGTATATGTTGCATCTACATCTTGTATTCTTTTTAAATAATAAAAATGTAAATCTTTAGCTGCACTAGTTGAGTCTGCTGTTGGGTAAACGGTTATAGTTGTTTTGTCCACGAATCTTTGAACAAAAAATTTTGATGGTGTTCCTTTAGATAACTTACTTGCTAACGCGGAATAAGTTGCTCTTGATACTTTTGTTAATGCTGAATCTGATTGATTAGTTGCAGTTCTATTTGATCTTAAAGATGCTTCCAAAACATCAGCAACACCATAAACGCTTGCAGGAGAAGTTGTCGTTGAACTTGTTCCATCTCCACTTGCTCTATAAAAAGTATATTCAGCTTGTCCTTCAATTAAATCAATATTAGTATCACCTACTTCCCAATAGTGCACACCTCTATTGCCCCATTCTTGAAACATTATGTTTAAAGAACGTCTTGCGGTTTTTAATTGATATCCAGAAACAGCTTGTATGCCAAGTCTTTCATAAGCTTCTTCAATGATTTCATCGACAGCAAATGTCTTGTCAAAAGTAACTGTGCCTGAAGTTGTATTGGCCATAAGTTACCTCCCTAGTACGATTTACTTAATTCTAGAATAATTGTGTAAGCATCATTAGCGGTATGATGCAAAGTTGTTAAATCAATATCTCCATCAATGCCACTACCTGCATTATTTTTAATTCCACCGAAAGATCTAAAATCAAAATGTCCATTAGTAGGTTCTAGAGTTACTCCACCACCTAAAATTAATGCTTTAACATTAGATGAAGCATTCCATTCTAAATCGACTCTCATTCCCGAAATTGCATACCATACTTGTGTAATATGAACTCTTGCACATGCGGCTCCATCTGAATTCGCGGTTAAAGCTGAGACATCTACTTTTTTTACAGATGCTTCACCTGAACCATCCGATATATTTGTAAACTTCATTACAGTGGTTCGATCACCATCTGATAAAGTTTGACTTGTTACTGCGTCTGCCATTTTTTCCTCCTGTTAGAGAGAGGGAGCCGAAGCTCCCGCTCTAATTTAAGTTATTTATTATTGATCTCCAAATGCAGGTGCGTCTACACCTTGTGAGAATCCCCAAATTAGCCAGTTAGTACTATCTTTAGCTAAAATATTAATCTCCATACCACCAAAGTCTGTAAGAGTTAATTTAGAGTTAGAGTTTCCATCAGCATAAATAGTTACGTTATTAGCATCTGAATCATCATGAACGACACCACCAATAAAGTAATTAGCATCAGCACCTGTATCAAAGATAAGGTTTTCTGTTTCTTCTGCAGCGCCACCATAAATAAATTTAAAGTGTGCACCAGCAACTGGTGACGGTAATGTAATTGTTCTATTTGCTGAGATCGCTGGAACTACAATTAGTCTTCCACTATGTGTAGCATTAGTAAGAGTTGTATTTTCATCTCCCAATGTAACAGGTCCATCACCTAAAGTGATGACTTCAGTAATCGTTCCAGTAGATGCCGCTTTACTGACTGTTTTAAATGTATCTTCAGATCTTACTGGACCTGAAAAAGTTGTTTTTGACATAATATTCCTCCTAGAATATTTAAATGTAGTCCCTAGGGGATAGCCGACTATACGCGTCTACATTTAAGTTTATTTTTTGTATAGTGATTTTTTTATATGTTATTTTTTAGTAGAGTGCAATAGATCCTTACAAAAATATACGATTTCAGCGATGTAGCTTTGTGACTTAAGTAGCTACAGAAACTTGTGGAGCGGCAGCTTCAATAGAATTTTGCCTTTGAGCAATTTTAGCTTCTTCAAGCTTAATTTCAGTGATGACTTCTTTAATTTTGTCATCAATTCTAACCATGTTAAGTGTATATCTATCATGGTCAACATGCTCCTGTTCCCACTTCAACTCCAAGGACCTTTTTTGTTTGTATAGGTCTTGTATCATCAATAACCTCCTCATAAGTTATTCGATTTATCTCGTTATTATAGTTTTTTCCGAGATATTCCCAGTTTATACTCTTTTCTCCCAACTTGTCAAGGATTGATTGTTCAAGAGAAATGGCATTATCTTCAGCTAAAACATTAAATTTAGCATAATGATCGAGAGCCCAGATTTTGACTATAAATTGTTTCATGGTTTTTTCTTTCTATTTAGAAAATGTGGCCGAACTATGTCCGGCCACAAAATTTAATTATGCTTACGCACCTTCGCAACCAAAGATACCTCTATAGTCTGATACTCCAAATGAGTATCTTTCTCTAGCTTTGTATCTAACGTTACCAGTATCAAAGTCACCTTCCATTGCAGTTGTCAATGGTGCTCTAGTGAACATTTTCATACCGTTAGGACAATCTGTAATGATGTACCATGAGTCGCTATCAGTTAAGAAATTGTTCACTCTATAACCTTGAGGAACCATTCCCATTGATGCAACAGCATTGATATCATTATCAGCTGTACCAGTTCTACCTTGAGATTTTAACAATCTCTCAGCTGAGAACTGATTAGCAGAAGGAATTATCATTTTAACTCCTTTAGCTGCCACTCTTAACCCACGTTCATCAGTAAATGCAGCAATGTCAATCAATGCTTGCTCTAATGATGTTTCATTTAAGTCTGCTTGCGTAGTTAAAGTGTTTTTAACATTAGTTCCACTCACAGTTGTGTGAGCAGTGTTAAATAAGCTTTTACCATCCCCTGAATCAAAACCGTCTGCCGTAGGTAGACCATTGTTCAGTGGAGCTGCTGCTTTCACTTGTTTTGCATTAGACATAGATCTTGCTAGAGCTTTTGTGTATCTAGAAGAAATTCTATCGTAGAGATTATCTTCGATAGCTTCTTCCGTGATAGCAAATGCTAAAGCAATTGTATCGTGTGTGTAACGAGCTGTGTAAGTTTCTTGAGACTGATCGTAATTTACGCCAGACCCTTCAACTTTCACGTTTGCGTTTGCGAAACCACTTAACATTACTTCCTCTTCGAAAGCTCTGTCAGATGATTCGTTGGTATAAATCTCAGCGTGCTGATTATCATACCTTTTGTACTCCAGACCGAATAGTGCATTCAGGCCTGGCTCTAACTCTTTAACGAGTTGTGCTCTTGATATTGCCATTTTATGCTCCTAAGTTCCAGACCCGACAAATTCGGACAAGTTTTGTACAACTTCCAAAGAACAGTAAGCAGCAGTTAAGTCGCTGTTTTCTGTTTCTTCAGCACTTCTTAGTAATCTCCAAGAATGTGTAGTTGCATGTGTTGTCGCGATTTCAAGGGATGTTGTTGATCTTCCAGTTGACGTGCTTCCGCCTGTATTGGCGTTAACAGAAAACGTTTCCATAAATTTCACGTGAGCAGCAGGAACATTTGCAGCTACTGCAGTGTCCGATGCTATTGTGTATTTTTGGAAAGGATAATCATTAACAAACGCTTGTGTGTCTTCGCTGTTTGCTGGAGTAATTGTTGCGTCATACCAATGCGCCCAAGTGGGTTTATTAGTAGAAGCTGCGTTATAGTAGATTCCGTACAGAACACCGATCGTTGTAACGGTATCGGCGCTTTCACCAGTAATCATATAACCGCCTGACGATTTCATCGCCATGCCGTTAAAAAGATCAACTGATGCTGCAGAATCAATCCAGTATTGAGAAAGACCTTGGTTCGCAGGTGTGTTACCTAACGTT